TTGTCTTCATTAATACTATTTATAAATAACGAGATTTCTCAATAAAATGTACCGAAATATGGATCATCTCCGCGAGTCCAAACCTCTCCATCAATCACCTCTGTGTTTTGATCGAGGCCATTGTCGATCTCACCGAACGGTAACATATCATCCTCGATCATTTTCATCTGTTCTTCGTACATCATTTTCTTGATGTCGACGTCCGTGTAATCAACAAAGAGTGGAGTATTTGTAAACCAACCAAAGAGTACAAGATTCATGACCAAGTCGTCGTGATTACCGTTCGACGCCTCGAATGACGATCCGTTTGCCACGAATGTCGAGAGTTCAAGAATCGTTTCTGCATCACGAACTTCTAATTGATCCTGTTCGATCAGATCCTTGATCGTTGATGTGCCTATACGTTTGACCTTGCGAGTCATCGTTACACCGATTGAGTTTGCCTTGACTGCAGACTCGACAAAGACATTCTCGTACTCAAGTTCATGGTACAGACCATTACAGACAACCTGACCGGCGTCGTTTGACTCGATAACAACATATGCTTCGTTGTAGGTCTTGGCGTATTTGTAGATCACATCAGGAAAGAGTAGCGGTGACATCATGTTGTCACGAAACACCGCGACCTGACGAAACGGTTTACTTGAGACATCGATGATATTGAACGTCGAGTAGTCCTGTCCGCGACCTTTGGCAACATCGACGAACATCATATAGTCGGAGTCCGAACTTGGTCGTTCGTAGACCTTTACACCGTCCTGTTCATAGATCGGATTTTCTGCTTTCAGTTTCAGAAGTTTGTTACCAGAAATCAGTGTGTTACCCGAACCTAGAAAGTCATTTCCAAACTCCTGATTAAACTGCATCTCAGAGGTATTTGCAATAGTTTCGAGTTTCCAATTCTCGTCACGCCCAGGCACGTCCCACCAGTCGATGCGAAACGGTTTAAAGTTATTGGTACCCTGAACAGCACCTTCCCAGAGCTTATGAAAAACATTACCAATACCTTTCGCAGTCGAGGTAATAATAATCTTTGTACTTTTACCCGATGAGATGACAGGATATGTCGATGTGTAAAACTCTGCGTCGTTTTGAACTAATGCAAACTCATCAAGAAAAATCAGGTTCGCTGAAAAACCACGAATTGACGATGATGATGTCGACGCTGCAATGATTCGAGAGTTATTCGAGAATTCAATCGATGTCTTGTTCAGCGCCTTACACCCTGGCTGAAGAAAGAATGGCAAATTCTCAAGCGCAAGGGTCACACGACCAAGCATTTCTTTCGCGGTCGCACCCTTGTTTGCAAGAATGGCAATTGTTTTCTCGGGATTAAACACGGCATACCAGAGAAGATATACGACGGACGAGATTGACTTACCAGACTGACGACACGCCAGAACAATCGAGAACCGATTCTCGTTAAAATGCTTGAACATCTTCTCCTGATAGGGATATAGATCAAATGGAACAAGACCACCATCAAGTGAAATGACCTTAATATAATTTTCGGCAAAATAGACAGGATCTTTGAGACACTTTGCGTACTCGTTGATCTCGTTCTGTGTCCACTCCTGCTCGACGCCATCGCGTTTGATATTTGCGTTGCCAAGATACGATAAGTTGGATTGACTCTGAAGTCTCTGCTCGGACATAGTCAGTCCTCGTTATCTTCGTCGTCGTCGTCGTTGTAGTCGTCGTCTTGATCTATGGTAGTCTTTTCGTTAATACGATCGTGAAGCATACGTTGCAACTCGGTGGTCGAACCAACGTACACATTATTCTGTGTCATTGAGTTAGGTAGTTGCGGATTGTCCGTCAACCGCACCTCTTTCTTTTTCTTCTGCAACTCCATGAGACGATCGGCGATCTCAGCGTTCTGTTTCAACATATTCGACAGCACTTCAAACGCACGTGGATGCTCGGATTCACGTGCAAGATCGAGCATCAGATCAATGGCCTCGTCACCCTTTTCGGTCAGACTATAATACCGAGCCCGGGCATAGTCATAATCGTCTTGTACTTCGTTCTCTTCACTCATAACGTATTCCATATTGAATTCAGATCACTGATCGTAAAGTTCGCACCCGACGTCGATCCAGAGACCGTCTCACCAATCTCAAACACTCCGTCCGGTACACTCACAAGTATTGAATCGGATCGTTCCTCAAGAAGAACCGCCGTTGCTCCTGACGTCGATCCGATGATTGACTCGGAATTCGTAAACGGTCCACCTGATAACGTATCAAAGAACAACTCAAACTGTTCAGGTACTCGTGCATCGAAGGACAGATTGATTGTAAAGTTGTCGTCCTCGTTTGCATTGGTCGGAGTGATTGTGATTCGTTGTATCGAGAACGGTAGACCGCTCGACGTCATATCGAGATCAGATAGATTCGTTTTGGTTTCACGAATCTCGTTACCGGCATCGGACAGCGGACCGTAGTATTTAATACGAGTCTCGAACGACAGAGTATAGATCAGGGAACGCCGTGTCTCAAAGTCGCCCTCGTAGTCATCGGACAGCGACACGTCGTTCAGCACGAACGGCATGTCGGACTTGAAGCTGTTGTCCACCTCATTGACCGTGACCGTGTACTCGGGCTGAAAGTACGGAAGGATCTGCTCGAGGATCTGAAGCGCATCGTCCTGATGCTTCGAGATAATGTTCAGCTCGAATCCCAGCCGATACGTCGATGGATAGAACATCGTTCGTGCACCGAAGGGATCGGACGCGGACGGAATCTTGTACTGCGTACCGCGTGTCAGGCGCGTCGATTCGTCGTAGCTGATCGACGTGATCTCAAAGGACATGCGCGGCAGCTTGATCGCGAGGCGCGGATCGGTCAGTTGCTCCTCCTGCCGAATCCGCGCGAGGAACTTCTGGCGCGGTCCGTACGACAGCGGAACCTTGATCTGCTGAAGCTGATTCCCCGCTCCGTCCCGCTTGATCACGTACAGATCATTGAACAGTGTACCGAATACGGCCACCGCTCGTCGTGTGTGTTCGTGATAGAAGTACTGCGAAAACATCGATCACTGATCCTTTGGTATACCGAATGGATTTTCGACCGAGAAGTCAATGATATCGTCCGCCTCGATCTGATATCGCGAGTTATCGGCAAAGTCGTCGATGTCCTGATCGATGTACCGATCGATGTCCGTCAGATCGTACACCTGAGCGATCGACCAGTCGGAGGGATGATCGGTCTGCGTCTCGTTGACCAGATTCGGTCCCTCCGGATCGAACGTGTACACTCCGTCGGTCGAACCCTCGGCGATGACGTTCACGAGCGTGAGATCCGCGACTCGATCCTGACCCTGTACAGGATCGGCCTCCTGAGTCTCGACGAATCGTGCGACCTCGCCCCTCACCTCGATGCGTGGTATACCCTCGGCCGGGGAAGAGGAGAACACGACCGGCGTATCGGTCTGGTAGTTGGCACCCGGATCGGTGATAGTGACCGAGGTGACCCGACCGGCGTCGTCGATCTCGGTCGTCGCGGCTGCCGGAGCACCACCGGACGGCTGAGGAAACGAGATCGTCGGCGGAGTGCGATATCCGAATCCGGGAGCAGTGATATCGACCGATGTGACTCGCCCGGTCGACACGTTCACTCGTGCGATACCCGATGCATTCGCTGGTGTCGCCTCCTGAATAAGCTGCGAGACCTCGTCGCCCTCACCGAATCCGTACGTACCACCCGAGATCTGAACGATCGTCGATGATCCGTGTCGTGTCTCGAACTCGTCGATCGCCGGAATACCCGTCTCGATCTCCTCGCCCGAGTACTCGTACAACTCACACTGTAGCTGATACGTCGGCAGATTCCGTAGCTGATAGAACGGCTGCTCGTGCTCGACGAACTTGATCTGAAAGAGCGATCGTGCGAGTGGGAGATAGATCAGATCACCCTCCTGCGGACGATCCTCGTACACCGCGTCCGCCTCGGGCAGCTCGACCAGCCTCCGAAACCGCCGCCTCGAGACAATGAACGTCGCCTGATCGCGAATCTCGAGACCGAACTTCGAGAGCAGGTTCCCCTCGCCCTCGAATCCCTGAGTATTCTCGATATACATCTCGAGCGCGTACGCGTCACGAAAGCGCGAGAACTCTTCGTTCAGAATCTCGTCGTCACGAATCGCCTCGCGAGGAATGTAGTACGTTTCTTGGCCATATAGGCGCAGGGCCTCGATGATTAAACTTTCATAGAGATTCTGCTCTTCGGGATAGTCATGATCAAAGTAGACGTTAGTAGGCATCTAACTTGCCTTCTTTTTTCTTTCTTTCGGCCCAGTATTTTTTTCTTGCTTCAGACATTCTTTTTCTTGTCTCTTCAGAAACAGGACCAGTTTTTTTACCCTTATGAATATTTCTTATTTTTTCTTTTGTCTCTTCAGTGTGATTGCGGCCATACATTGGATTTTTTTCCTTAGATGTATCTCTACCGCATAAGCCTAGTTTTGCAGGATTTTGATCAGTTTTATTACGTTCACTCAAATCTGGTCTAGGTTTATTAGTGTTACCTTTACTTATCTTTCTTTTTGTTTCTTCTGTGTGATTACCATAACGATAAAAACCATCATTATTGTGACGGTTGTAAAACTGATCGTCATTTCTAACATCGGCAGAACGAAGTAATACTGTCTCTAAATTCGTCATGTCCTTACATGAACCAGTGGCGATTATTTCACGAGTGAAGTCGTTTGGACGATTCAGATACTGCTCTTTCATATACTTACTTGAACAAACATAACCATCATCAACAGAACCCTTATGCCAACCAATATAAAGTTTATTGGTAGCATGATCAGTCCAGCAGTATACAAAAGATTCAGCGACCATTTTTTATCCTATGCTGAAGTCAATCGGATAGGAATAATTGGCCTGCATCTCTTCCTCGATCTGACGAATCTCTTCCTGCGCCTCGTCAAAGATCTGCTGACCGTTCATCGTCACGCCGCCCGGGAGCTCGACACCCTCGAACTTCTTGAGGTTCGTACCCCAGTTGCGCTTGAGCAGGGCGGTCAGGTACCGCTTCAGGAACATATCGTTGTACACT